CACTTTTATAATCTGGTAATCTTCCTTCAAATAATTCTCCTGTAATTTTATCTTTAATAGGTTTATGTCTTAATATTTTTTCTGTAGGAACAAATGGTTCATGACTTGTAACTATTTTATTTTTAAATTGTCTAGTTCCTATTCCTAAACCAGAACCAAAATCATGAATATTAGTTTTATTTAAATCATCAAATATATTATTTACTTTTTTATAAGTAGCTATTGTATTCCATTGAGCTGTAGCTCCTCTTGAAATTTTTGGTGTTGACTTAACTGCAGCTTTAGTTAAAGCTTTTGCAACAGCACCTCCTATCCCAAATTTTAATTTATCAGATGGTGTTGTTTCTGAAACAGGAAATGTCAATTCTTCTCCTGGGAATAATTTACCTATCCATCTTCTCCATGTAGGTAATGGTGCTATTCTTTCCATGAATATTTGTGTAGCTTTATCAGTATTACCTTGATATATATTTTTAGGTATGTCTCCAGCATCTTTTAATATACTAAATACAGGTGCAAATAAATACCATGGTTCTCTAGCACCTGGACCAGTTAATCTTCCTAATACTAATTCAGTTGCAGTACCTGATACACCTGATAATCTTACAGCTTCTGAATACCATTTATCTGTTTGTGTTTCTAAATCAGTTTGTACTTCACCATACTTAGCAATTTCTCTTAATGATTGAATACCTCCATACACAGGTAGTCCTGCTAATAATTTTACTAACTGTCTAACATCTCCATTTTCTATTCTTTGTAATAATTTATTTGTTTGTGTAGACTTAGCTAAAGTCCATGACATAAACTGACCCATCAATCTAACTAAAGGGTCTCTTGATTGTGTAAATAATAATCTGTTAGATACTTGAGGTATTAATGCATCTCTATTTGCAGCAGTAATACCTGCAGCATTTAATATATTTCTATTTGCTTTCTTTTTAACTGCTTCATCAAAAGAATTAAATCTACCAACTTTCAATGCATCAGTAGTATTCATTCCATATTTAGCAACATCATTAGTTAATCTAATTCCTTTAGCTGTAGATAAACTATTTCCTCCAGCAGCATATTTTGCTAATTTATTTGCACTTGTATAAGCATCAATTGCACCAGTATTATATGCATATCTTCTAGCAAAACCAGTTAACCATTGAAGACCCATTACTTTAAAACCTAACTCATTGGCTTTTCTTACAACACCTGATGTTCCCATTACTTTAGCAGCATTTGTAGCATCATCTAATGGTGTTAGAGTTTTTAATAATGCTTGTTCTATTTCTTTACTTTGAGCATATCCTAAATTTTTTGCTATTCCAGATTCATTCTTAGCTAATATTGCTGTTCTATTTAATCCTTGAATCCAACTTCTAAAATTATTTGATGTTGTAAAAGGTTGAACTAAGTCTCCAAGTGATGCAATCGTAACTCTATCCAACATATTTAAGTTAGATATAGTAGATAAAATACCTGCTCCTGATTTAACAATACCTTGTCTTACTTGTCCATATCTACCAAAGAAACCATCAATACTATCCATTACTAATTTAATTTCTTTAGATGCTAAAGCTGCTTGGTTAGGATTACCAGCATATTTATTTACAATGTTTCTTACATAGTCATTTAGTAATTCACCTTTAGGTCCAAACTGTCTTGCAAATGCTATTGAATCTGCAGATGATGCAATTAATTTATTAAATACAGCAGGAATGTTGTCTACTAAATAACCATTTTTAGATAATACTTTTTCTACTTGTGCATAAGTACCACTTAAAACCCTATCATTTTCTATATGGTCTGATAAAGGTAAGTTTCTTATCAATCCTTTTGTAGAACTTTTTTTCTTACCACCAATAATAGAATTAATTAATTCAGTTGTAGCTTCTTTACTATAAAAACCTTTTTCATTATGACTTGCTAAACTGTTGTAAAATTTTTCTGCTTCAACTTTAGGTTCTTTTGCTTTTTTATTTTTAAATATTTCAGTAAGTACTCTTTTAAATTTTTCTGGGTCTTCTTTAACTTTATCCCAGTTCCATACTCTAGGAAAGTAATCTTTAATTCTATCAATTCTTTCTGTTACTTTCTTACCTTTTTTCTCAACTGTTCTTCTTAATCCAATACCTACATCTGTATATTCTTTATAAAAATCATCTAAGTATTTTCTAATATTGTCAGCAAGTTTTTGTATTTTAGGTGTAGCTTTTTCTTTTGAACCTCTAACAATTCTTATAGCAGCAGCTTGTTCTTCTGCTGTTGTTCCTGCAACTAATTTAAATGCTCTGTTAGAATAAATTAATTTAAGTCTATCAGATACTGCTGATGCAGAAAATTTACTAACAGGAGAATCTATCTCTTGAAATAGTTTCATTCCTATTTTTTCTGTCTCACCACCAATAGCTTTTAATTTAGATGAAGTAGTTGTGGCTGTCAATTCTCTTACTTTTTGAAATGCATTTTTAGTAGCATTATTATATATAAGATTTTCTAAAAAGTTTTTTTCACCTGTTGCAAATACTGTACCACTTCTTTGAATTAATTTATTTAATGCACCTAATGAAGCACCAGTTAACATCCAGTTATTTAAGTTAGCATCTTCACCACCCCATAATCTACCAAATGCATATCCAATACCTGCACCTAACGCAGGTCTAATAGATGCAGAGATAACTGCTTCAGCTAAATTTCTAGTTAAACTTTTTTGTTCTTTTAATTTTTTTAATATTGTGTAATCTCTTTTAGCAACTAAGTCTGTAAGTTTTTTCTCTTCTGCTGCTGTTTGTTTCCATAATTGTTTTTGTTTTAAATTAAATTCTTTTGTCTTATCACTTAATTTTTTATTTGTTATCTTTAATGTTTTCTCTAATTGTTTTATTGTGTCATCTTTTGCAGCTTTAAAGAATTTTATTCCTTCAACATCTTTAACATCTTTACCTAATCTTACTAATTTACTTTGTAAACTTTTTTCAGTAGCATTAAATAATCTTGTTTCATTAGCAACAGGAGCTACCCAGTTTTTAGCAGCTTTTTGTAGTTCTTTATTTATTGCAAGTAAGTCTTTGTCACCAGCAATTTTTTGTAATCTTTTAAATTCAGGTTGTGATATTCCTAATTCTTTAGCTTTTCTTCCTTCAACAACTCCAATAATTTTTTGTATCTGTGCATTGTTTGCATTAGGTAATAAAGTTTTAATTGCACTAAATGCTTTTACAGTTAGTGGTCCTAATGTAGCACCAGCAGCAGTAGCTATACCTACACTCTTAGCATCTATAGTACCAGTAGTAGCTAGATTATTCATCATAGTATCTAATCCAACTGTAACTCCAGATAAAACTGATACACCTTTTAATGTAGCAGTTGCTGCTCTTCCCCATGGTGTCATGTAAGCTGCAATATAAAAAGGGTCAAGCATCATTGTTGCCATAGCTGCTGCTTGGACAACAGTATCATCTTCGTATGCTCCTGAAGCTAACTCACCATATGTTTGTTGTAATTTTAATTGTTCTTGATTTGCATTATATTTTATATAATCTTTAAAATCTTTGTCAGGGTCAAATGCACCTTGAATACCAGCTTTAGCAACTCTATAAAGATTACCAAAGAATGTATTTTGTTTATCAATACCATACCTTATTTTTTCGGCATCAGTAAATTCTCTAACAGCAGTTTTTATTTGAGGTTTAGTTGCATCACCTGTAATTGTAAAACCAGAAAATACATCATTAGTTTTTTGTTTAGAAGGTTCAGTAACTGTAAAACCAGAAAATACATCTGGTTCTTTTGATATTTGATTAGTGTTGATAGGAGTGTTATTAATAACAGAAGGTTCTGTTACTGTAAAATCAGAAAATATATTTGTATTTTGCTCTGCCATTATTCATCTTGATTTTGTGCAGTA